CCCGAGATACGCATTGCGGCGGCGTCAGGACAACGGCGCATCGTGCCCACGTGGCAGGTGTCGGGCGACGTTCGCCGGCCTGACCTCGCGACGGCAGGCAGCGCAAGCGGACCACGCGCGCTCGAAGCCAACACGTCCGCGGGTGACGTGCGCGGCTCGGTCGCCGTGCTGCGTGTGACCTCGACCTCGTGCCGCATCCTCGCGGTAGCCGTGCTGCCGGTGTGGGGGGTGGCGCTGTGACCGTCGCCGCGCTCGACGTGCTGCGGGGGCGTCAGTGGGCGGTCGTGGTCACGGTCGCCGGGCTGACCGACCGCTATTACTCCGGGCCGCATCCCGACTCCGGCAACATCCCGGGCACGGGCGGCGCGATGACGTACCGCGACATCGATGCCGTGCTCTCGCTCGGTCCCGAGTCGTGCAGTGTGGACGAGGTCGACGCCACGGTCGAGCAGTCGCCGGTGTCGGTGCGGCTCCTCGCCCGAGGGGCTGCGCTCTCGCCGCTCCACGCCACGACCACGGCGCGCACCGTTGACCCGCTCTCTACCCTGCGGCGCATTGGACCCCGGGGCGCGACGTCGAGGACCACGCTCGGCGCGACGCTCATCAGCGAGACCGGGCCGTCCGTCATCACGTGCACGTCGGACATCTCGGCGTGGACCGGCCTAATCCACTGCGGCCTCGAAGCGCTCCACGTCACCGGCGCCGGCACCGGGTCTGCGCTCGACCTCGACGTAGCGCGCGGCGTGGCCTACACGCGCATCGCTCGGCACGTGTGGCAGCCCTCGCGCGGGTACCAGCCCGCGGTGACCCGCGAGGTCACGGCGTGGCGCGGGCGCGTGTGCATCGTGCAGGCTGCGCCGGTCGCTCACGGGGTGCGCGTCGGGTCATACGCCGAGGTGTGGCGCGGCGTGCTCGACCGCGAGCCATCCCTTGCCGCTGACGGGCTCACGCTCGAGCTGCGCATCGCCCCGTTGTCGGCACTCCTGCGGCAGCGGTTGAGCTCGGGCGCGACGTCCACGACCCTCGTGCGGGGGTGGCACTACATCGTCCCGGGGCAGGGCTCGCGCGTCACGCACGACCAGATATTCGAGGTCGGCGAGGCGTACCAATCGCAATACGTCGTCGTCGCGGGGACTGCGGAGGTCGACGCCAAGTGCTACCGCGCGCACGAGCGCCTCTCGGACATCACACTCGACTCTGACCATCCGCGCGGCGGGCAGCTCCTCATCGACACGGGCGCCATACCGGCCACGACACACGCAGTCACAGCGCGCGCCATCGTCGGCGCGTCTAACCGGCTGACTGCGGACCCTGTGGCGCCTGCGCCGTTCGGCACGACGATTGGGTTCTTGACGTCGCCGTACCTCGAGGAACCGTGCACGCTCGAGCTCGTCGACCCGACCGGAACGGGCGAGCTCGTGCGCTGGCCTGAGCGGGCGCTTCAAATCATCGCCGGAACCTACGCGGCGGGCGTGACATGGAACGATGCGCGGCACGACTGCGACCGGTGGCGGATTGCCACGACGCAGGGACGCCTCGGTCGATGGGCGCGCGTCGAACTGTCGCAGGATGGGTCAGGATGGCTCTGGCGGGCCGGGCTCATCATCGGCGGGGCCGCGTTCGCGCCGCTGTCGCTGCGATGGGAACCAGGTCAGCAAGTCTGCGTCGGGGTCGATTTCCGCGCGCTCGATGACGACCGCAAGCTGGTCGACATCGAGGCGCAGTCCGTCGCCATCCGCCGCGAGCGTGTCTCTGCCGATGCCGACCTGCGCGCTCTGGCCCGCATCCCGTGCCGAGGCCCCGCGCTCGCGTGGTACCAGGGCTCGGAGACTCGGCTTCTCGTCGCCGATGACGTGTACTCCGGCGCAGGGCAACAGCAGACGCTGCGGCTCTCCGGGGGCGACGAGAGCAACGGCGCGGGTGGGTCCATCGACGTCGGGGTGACGGCATCGAGCGCAATCAACGACCCCGACACGGGCGACCTCGTCGGCTACCTGCTGACCGTCGCGCACGTCGACAACCCGAACCGCTACATCATCGACCGAAACACGCCTATCAGCGTCACGCCGCAGGCCCGGTCACAAGGCGTCGACCCGGGCATCCTCCTGCTGCGCCTACTCCAGTCGGGCGGCGGCGGGCAGGTCCACGGGGCCTACGACGTCCTGCCCTACGGCGCGGGCCTCGACGACGACGACATGCTCGAGGACTCATTCTCGGCGCTGCCGATGCCTGAGCCACTGCGCGGCGTCTCGGCTGACGTGTCGGGCTCCTCGACCCTCGCCGACGTCATGGGCGGGGTGCTGACGCTCATCGGCGCGGCGGTCGTGCAGCGGTGGGCAGATGGGCGGCAACGTCTCGTGTGCACGCCCATCGGGCCGGCACCCTCGGCCGACGCGGTGATGGTCATCACGGACGCGGACATCCTCGCGGACGGGCAGTGCGTCTCCACGGTCGACGGGCGCGTGGTGCGCTCGTATCGCATCGAGTCGGACCACGACGCAGCCGGCGAGCCGGGGCGCGTCACGACCTACGTGGACAGCGACGCGGTGGACGCGACCGGAGGCGACGCGGGCGAGCAGATGACGCTCGACCTGCGCCACATCCGGCTCGACGGCGGGGGCGCGGACGTTGCGGTGCTGCTGCTCCCGGTCATTCAGCATCTCCGACGCCGGGCCGGTGTGCCTCGCGTGCGGTACCAGGTCGCGGTCAGCGCGGACCATCCCGGCGCGCTCGAGGTCGGCGTCGGCGACACGGTCACGCTGACGTGCGCATCGGCGGTCGGCATCGACGGGACACTGGGGCTGACCTCGGAACCGTGTCGCGTGCTCGGCGTCGAGCGGGATTGGCTCGGGAATCGCGTCGGGCTGACGCTCGGCGCAGCGGGCCTCCGACCATCGGGGTGGGCCCCGTCGCTACGGGTCGCGTCCGTGAGCTCGCCGACCGTCGTGGTCGTGAGCGCGAATCAGTACACGAGCGCAGTCTGCCCGCGCACGGGCGAGGCGCAGACCGACATCGGGCGCACGTCGCTGGCCTACTTCAGCGTGGGCGACCGGGTGCGGTGCATCCCTGCGGGCGCGTGGGCGAGCGGTGGCGAGGTCACCATTACCATCATCGCGGGCAACACCGTGACGTTCAACGGGGCTCACGGCCTCGCGTCGGGCGACGACATCGACCACGCAGACTACGACGACGCGAGCGCGGCGGCGCGGGTGTATGCCTACCTGAGCGATGCGGCGCACACGCTCGGGACTGCGGCGGCACGGGGTCGCGACGTAGGCTGATGGCGTTGCGCGGCAACGGCTCGCGGAGAAAGTGTCAAAAAGCGCAAGTGGGCTATTGACCGGCGCAATGGGCTGTGCGATGGTCTGTTCACCGAGGCGATGTGCCACGGTGCAAAACAGCAGAGGCGGCCGAGGGGCCGCGAGGAGATGAGACATGGTCACCTATCAACCTGGCCCGCTCTGCCGCTCCGGCCGATTCCCGTTCGCTGTCATCGTGGACAAGGCGCACGCCCCGGTTCGGGCATCGCAGCACCACACCGAGGCGGCTGCGCGACGCGCCGCGAAAAAGGTCAGCGGTCGGGCCTGCTCGGTCCGGCCCGATGGCGTGCTCGTGGAGTTGGGGGCGGACGTCTGACACCGCGCCCTCCGGGGCGTCTCGATGGGTCGCACGCCGTCAGCCTGCACGCTGGCGCGACCTGCACGCCATGGTGGCGACTGATGACGGCACGGCGCCGAGGGGCGCGAGGAGGACGAGATGGGCTACATGGTCGGACACTGGAGCCACTACAGCGAGTGTTTTGCGGTGTTTCCACACGGGCGCGTCGAGACTCGCGCGCTCGCCATCGCGGCCTGCGGAGTGGCGCGCGAGGACATCCCGATGGTCGAGGGAACAGGCGACATCGGGCCGGGGCGCGTTGCTCCGTCTGCTGCATCCGCGGAGTTGGGCAGCTTGCTGGACGCCGTCCGCGACGAGGGCGCGGCCAATACGCGGCAGGGCGACGCTGCACGCGCGTGGGCTGCGGCAGCCAACCAACCGAACCACGACAGACGGGTGATCCTCGTGGCTGAGGCGCTGCGCTGTGAGACGCCGAGGCCGTGGTCTGCGACAGCATCGCTCGCTGCCGCAGTGCTCGCCGTGACTGCGGCGCCGAGGGGCGCGTGATTTCCCTCGACACCATCGAAGCCGGGGCGGTCCCGGCGTACGTCACCATCGAGGCCGCAGGGTCCTGCGGCGGCGGCGCGCAACTCGCAGCCGTGCTCGGGGTGCGCGCCGCCACCGTGTCGCGGTGGGCGAACGGCCACACGCGCCCCAACGTGCGCCACATGCGGACCCTGTGCGCGCTCGCCGGGGTCGAGATTACCGAGGCGCGTCGGCGCTGGAAGGAGGCGCGGCAATGAGCATCGCAGACACCGTCGCAGCGGCCGACCCGCTCGGCCCGACCGCCATCGTCATCGCCTCGTCGTCCCTCGCCCCGGAGGCCCTGCGCGGCAAACCGCAGGACGCGCTCCTGGTCCTCATGACCGGGCGCGAACTCGGCATCGGTCCCATGCAGGCGCTGCGAATGGTCACGGTCATTCGTGGCCGCGTGACCCTCTCGGCCGACGCGACCATCGCCCTTGTTCGCCGCTCCGACCAGTGCGTCGAGTGGCGTATGGTCGAGTCGACTGCCGAGCGCGCGACCTACTCCACGACCCGGCGCGGCGACACCTCACCGACAGTGCTGACATGGACGATGGAGCAAGCGCGGGTCGCTGGCCTCGTGCGCGGCGGAGGGCAGTGGCAGACCTACCCCGAGGCGATGCTGCGGGCCCGGTGTGCCGCAGCTCTCGCGCGCATCGTGTATCCCGACCTCGTGGCGGGCGTGTACGACCCCGACGAGCTCGCCGGCACCGACGCGCCCGTGGCAGCCTCACGACCTGCGCCGACTGCGCCCCCTGCGCCCGAGTCTCCCGACGAGCGACGCGACGCCACGGCGCGCATCCTCGCGCACGGCGACGACGCGGCGGAATACATCGAGGAGATGCTCCAGCGCGACGGCCTCGACCTCGGCACGGCGCCGCTTGGGCGTGTCGTGGGTGCAGCGTCCTACCTCGACACGCAGCGCGGGGCCGACGCGCTCGAGGCATGGCGCGCGAAGCGTGAGGCTGCACTCAATGCGCCGGTCGAGTATCCGGGGGAGAGTGACCATGAGTGACCGATGGGACCTGCCCTCCCTCGTTATCGGCGCCGCGCTCGGGGCCATCGCAGTCGGCGTGCTCGCGCTCCGGTCCGGCGAGTCGATGGCGCAGGAATCGGCGCGCATAGTGGCAGCGTGCGCTGCGCAGTGCGAGGCCGCGGACCTCGACGCGCGGGCCGAGTGCACGGCGGCGCATGACGCCACGGAGGCCGCGACGATGGCGCACGCGGCGGCACTGACGGAACTCGCGACCCGGTGCGTCCTCTCGCTCCCTGCATCGGAGCGGCTGCGGAGTGCGAAGGTGCGGCGCGAGCCGGTCATCGACGTGTGGCACGAGCCGGACATGGATGGCCCCGATGCGGACTGAGCGCGACGAGGCCCGCGCACTCGCGCGGGCGATACAGGCCGAGAGGCTGGAGCGGGCAGAGATGGAGGTCGAGCGGCTGCGCGCAGAGGTGCGGCGGCTGCTCGAGGAGAGAGACGACGCGCGGCGGTCCGTGGTGGACCTGACCGCGCACATCGGAGAGATGACACGCGCACGAGGGGTGCGCATCAGGAGGGCGAGAGCATGGCATCGGTCAACAAGGTAATCCTCATCGGCAACCTCGGGGCTGACCCGGAGGTGCGGTACACGCAGGGCGGTGAGCCCGTGTGCGAGCTGCGTCTCGCGACGTCGGAGCAGTGGACCGACAAGGCCGGCGCGAAGCAGGAGCGCACCGAGTGGCACACCATCAGCGTGTGGGGCAAGACCGCGGAGCTGTGCGGGCAGTACCTGGCGAAAGGCCGGTCGGTCTACGTCGAGGGCTCGCTCCGGACCCGTGAGTACACCGACAAGGAGGGCGTCAACCGGAAGGCGTGGGAGGTGCGCGCCGACAAGGTCACGTTCCTCGGCGGGGGCGAGGAGCGACCGCAGCGCGGCAACGCGTCGGGCGGCACGGGTGCGGGTGGCGGCGGATGGCGCGGCGGGCAGACGCAGGGCGGCAGCGGGCAGGGGGGAGGCTTCGGCGGGTCGCAGGGGGGAGGCTTCGGCGATGACCCCATCCCCTTCTGACGCCCGCGTCTGGTCCGTCCTCGACGCCGTGCACATCGACGGACCCCGCACGCTCGTCACCCTCGAGCGGCCGCAGCGCCCCGGCGAGGAGCGCATCCTCTCGCGCGGGGCGTGGCACATGACCCTCACCCACGGCGAGGGGCTCGGCCTCGACGCCTACGCCGGGCGGGTGCGTATCATGCGCTCTGGCCCGCTCGATGGGCACGAGGTCGCGCTGGTCGAGGTGCCGGGCATGGTCGATGTTCGGCGTAGCGATTCGTTGCGGGTTACTGTCGCGCGGCTGTAATCGTTGCCGCGCAACGACTTCGGAACAAAGTGTCAAAAAGCGCAAGTGCGCTATTGACCGGCGCGTCGGGGCGTGAGAGTGTCTGTTCACCGGGCCGCAGTGGCGCGGTGATGAGGCGGCCGAGGGGCCGCGAGGAGACATGCCATGGAAATCCGCATCGAGTCGTGTAAGGGCAACGTGACGGTCGACAGCTTCGGTCTCGCCGGTGAGTGGCTCGAGGAGATGCAGCCGAGCATCATCGAGGTGACCGTCGACGGGCTCGACATTGGCTGCGGCGAGGCCGTCATGTCGCCGTGTGACGAGGATGGCGTGTATGACGCTGCGCTCGCGCGCCGCGCTCTGCGTCTCGCCTACCATGCTGCGCAGGCGGCTGCCGTATGATTCCCGCGTCCATCACTCCCGATTGGGTCGGCCTCGTGCTGGCCCACGCCACGCCCGAGGTCCGCGAGCGGTTCGCCGCGTGCGGGCTATCGATGGCACACATGCAGTCGGCGCACTGGACGCATGTCCGGTTCCGATGGCTGTCCGGCCTGCACATCGCGCTCGGGCCGAGCCCGACGCCCGTATCTGCCATCATCGCGGGCTCGTACTGGTCCGCCATGCACGACGAGCGGGTCATCAGCATACTGATGGGCGCGTGCTCCGAGCATGTCGGGTCCGGCATCGCGCAGGCCGTCGCCGAGCGACTCGTGGCGACCATCGAGGTCGAGTCGCTCGCGGCGTCGACGCATGACCGCATCGTTGCCATGGGGTCCCGCCGATGAGCACCACGAGCGACAACGAGCGCCCAGAGCGCCGCGCGGAGTATGCCTACGAGCACGGGCCGGAGTGGGTCGCGTTCGAGGCCGAGCTCGCCGCGTGGCGCCGGGGCGGCATGGTCGGCGACCCGCCTGCGATGCCTGACCCGTTGACCGCGGGGCGCTCGACGCAGGGCGGGGTCACGAGGCCGTGCCAAGTCAGGGCGCGGGGTGTCGACGTGCGCGGAGCAGTGCTCGCGGCGCCGCTGATGACGCCGCTGTCGCAACTCGGTGCCGTGCACTGGCGTCACCTGGGCGCGACCGTCACGACAGGCGACCCCGGCTTCGGCCTCGCCGCCGATGCCGACATCCTCGCCGGGCGCATGGTCGACGCGCTGTGGCGTGCGCTCGGTCTGCCGATGGGTGTCACCGGGCACGCGCAACTCCGGGGCGCCGAGGCCGAGCGGCTCATGCTTGCCATCGCGCCGCTGGTCGAGGACGCTGCACAGTTCATCATGCCCGCGCTCATGACCGCCGACATGGCGGCCATCGAGCGGGGCGAGTAGGCGCCGAGGGGCGAAATGTTGCGCGCGCCCATTGCATCTGCTTAAGCAAATGCATAGAGTGGCCCGGCAATCAAGACAAGGGGGCAACGTGTTCCAGCGCTCATCCTTCGAGGCGTCCGGCCTGACGGTGCAGGCACTCGCCGACGCGACAGGCGTCAGCTACTCCACGGCGTGGAGGTGGCTGCACTCCGACTCGCGGCCGAGCCCGCTCGTGCGGCAGAAGCTGCGCCGACTCGGACTGTGGGCTGATGCCGAGCGCCAGACACCGTCGCACATCGCGGCCGGTGACGCGTGACCACCTGGGTTCGCGTCGACTGCGACGTGCCCACCGACGAGCGCCTGCTGTGCACCGGCCACGCTCTCTACTGGCCCGCCATCCTCACCCGGGCAAAGGCGCGCGCCGGGCACCTGACGGCACTCGCAGCGAATCCGGTGCAGCTCGCGCACTTGTGGGGCTCGACGGTCGATGCGTGGAGCGCGGCCATCGAGCACTTCATCCGCGTCGGGATGTTGACGCGGCGAGAGGACGGCGACGGGTATGACGTCGAAGATTGGCGACGGACGCAGGTCGATCCGACGAATGCCGAGCGGCAGAAGCGGCACCGACAGGCGACGAAGGGCGAGGCCGTAACGCGTGATTCCGTTACGGTGCCGTTACGCGTAACGGAGCCGACCGTTATGGAGCCGTTACGCGTAACGCTACCTGCCGTTACAACAGTACAAGACAGTACAAGACAGGACAGGACACAGGTCGCCGCTGACGCGGCCCCCCCGCGCACGCAGGGGCGCGCGCACGAGGCAGCGGCGACGGCGCCACCTCCTGACGGACTCGCGGCAGCTCTCGAGCGATGGCGCCTCGCACTGCGTGGCAGGTCCGGAGCTGCGCCGCTCGTCGTGGGCAGCCTCGACGCCGAGGCCATCATGGCGGCAGTGAATGAGCGGGGTGCGGAGTACGTGACCAGGTGCATCGACCGGGCGGCAGAGGTCGCAGGCGGCAGCGGGCCGTCTCTGGCCCTTCTCGGCCGCATCGTGGCCGAGGGCATACACGACAGCCCTCGACCCGTCCGCGCGCCTTCCGGGGGCCGTAGCGCCCCGGCAGGGCGTAAGTCCGTCAATGCCGCGTGGGCGAACGTGCAGGAATCCAGCGAGGAGGGCGAGAGATGGTGAGCATCGACCCGGGACAGCTCGACGCGCTGCTCTCGATTCTCGTGGCGCCCGATGGCCGCGCCATCCTGACGAATCGCCCGACGCGCGACCGCGACGAGGGGTGTGCACGGCGGCGAGCTCGAGACGCGCTGCTCGACCTCGTCGCGGGGCGGAAGCTGACCGAGGGCGAGCGCCTCGATGCGATTCGCAGAGCGTGCGGACGGTTGACAGCGCTGCCGGGGCGTGCACTATGACGACAGCGACCGAGGGGTCGCGAGGTGCTACGCAGCGCAGCCGGCTGGCCGCTCCTCCCGCTCACGCGGTGGTCGGTCGGTCCCTACACCGATGCCCCGGCGGTGGCGATACCGGGGCACTTCATCGCGGCCGAGGGGCCGCAGGAGGTCGACATGGATTCACTCGCTGACCTGCTCGGCGACTTCGGCGGGGGCGATGGCGACGACGCGCCGCGCCCTCCGCTGACCTGGTCCGACGTCGCGCTCGTCGAGGCTAACGGCCTCTGCGAGTGGGTCGCGCCCCGCTGCGGCGTCTGCGTCGGGGTCGAGTCGGTCGACGGCGTGCGGTGCCTCTGCGCCGGCATCGTGACCCGCGCTCGACGTCTCACGCTGGCCCGCATCCCGTGGACGTACCGCGCTGCGACGCTCGACCCGGGCGGCCCCGCTGCGGCGTGGGTCGATGCGTGGACCTCGAGGTCGATGGGCCTGCGCCTCGTCGGCCCGACCGGCACGGGCAAGACGCATCGGTCGTGCGCTCTGGTCCGCGCGCTCTGCGACCGTCGCGTCTCGGCGAGGTACGTGCTCTGGTCGGAGTGGGTGCGGCGGTACCGCGACGCCATCGGGCGCGAGATGGACCAGCACGGCATGAGGTCGCGGGTGCTGACGCCTGACGTGGTCGTGCTCGACGACATCGGGCGCGAGCGGGTGACGGAGTACGCGGCGGAACTCCTCGACGAGGTGCTCGGCGGCAGGCTCGACGACGGGCGGACAACGGTCATCGCCTCGAACCTCGACGACGCGGGGCTGGCCGAGCACGTCGGCGACCGGCTGTGGTCGAGGCTGCGCGGGGCGACGAGGCGAGCGGAGATGGTGGGTCCAGACAGGCGCGCTCGAGGGGGCGCAGGAGATCGAGCATGAGTGCGAGAATCAAGGCTGGCGATGTGGTCTATCAAGCTACGTATGACCCGGACACGGGATACGCCGGGGTGCGTTTCACGGCGATGCTGGTGTGCGACGTGCGCGAAGTCGACGGGGATGTTGTCGAGGCGCTGTGCGAGATGGCAGGCGGTGCGCGGGTGTGGCTGTCGTGCTGCGGCGTGCGTCCTCCGCGTCTGGCGAGGCGCGACGCGGTCGCCGACCTGCTGGATTTGTCGCGCAGGGATGTGCGTGACACCGAAAGCAAGCTCGAGGAGATGCGCGATGACGTCGAGGCGCTCGAGGCTGCGCTTGAGGAGGAATCGGCCAATGAATGACATCCTCGGGCGAGCGCTGCGGCGTATCGCCATCGAGTGGCAGCGGCGCGAGGTGAGCGCGGCACGGCGTGCGCTCGCGGAGTCGGCGCAGGAGGCGCGCGATGCGGAGACGCAGGCTGACGAGTCGGCGCGTCTGGCGCGGGTCGACGCGATGCGGGTACGCGTGGCGCGGGCGATGGAGTCGCACTGCGCGGCGATGCTGCGCGAGGCCGAGGCTGACCTCGACGCGATGAGGAGGGATCCATGAGCGGCGACAAGTCCTCGACCGGGCGCACATCCCGTGCTCTCGGCCTCGCGTGGCAGGCGCAGCTCGACGCGTACCACGCGCACCTTCGGGTCACGCGGGCCGGGCTCATGGTCCAGGTGCCGACCGAGGCGCTCGTGATGGGCGCGACGCGGAAGGATGCGCGGGGGCGCACCACGTTTCCCGCGGCGTGGGCAGCGCGGGCCAGCGTGGACTACGTCGGGAGTGTCGTGCGCGACGTGGCGCCCGAGCCCGTGTACCTCGAGGCCAAGGTGTGCACGACCGAGCGGTGGCGCTTTGCCGAGGCCCTCGGCGCGGCAACGAACGGGCCGCAGTGGTCGACGCTTCAGGCCGCGCACGAGATGGACGCGCACGCGCTCGTGGCGCTGTGTTGGGTGCCTCCTCGCCGTTCGTCGAGCGCGTGGCTGTGGGAGTGGGCGACGCTCGCGGAGCTGCGCGGGCGTGGCGTGGCGAGTGTCGACCAGGATGAGTGTGCAGCATGGGCGCGCCCCATTACAGGGCCGCTGCCGCGCTGGGTCGACGCGATGAAGGGAGGCGGAGCATGAGCGATGTGGAGTTGCTGCGCGCCGGCAGGCTGAAGTCTGAGTACGTGGGCGGCGAGTGGGTTGTGCCCGGCGAGGGCGAACCGCAGGCCGTCGTGTCGTACGCTGAGGAACCGTCGCCGGAGACGGGAGACGAGGGGTGGGTCTGGTGGGCGATGGGCGACATGGGCGAGAGCGACAGCTATGCCGCCGCGTGCAAGGCGGCGGAGCGCTCGCTTGAGCGCAGCGGGTGGCGCAAATGAGGGGCGAGGGTCTCGACGTGCGGGTCATCTACCGGCCCACGATGGCGCAGCGCGACTGGATAGCCGACCGGCAGGCCGCGACCGCTCACGGCGTGCGCATGTGGAGCGGGGCGCAGGTCGTGCGCGAGGAGGTCGCCGAGGCGCTGCGCGCGCTCGGGTACGTGGTGCCGCACCTCCGCGCGCATCGAGGGGCGAGCGCTGCGCTACTTCGGAGCACGCAGGTCGTGCAGTCGCGCCGCAGTCACGAACCGGCGGGGCGTCTCGACCTGCACGTGACGCATGCGATGGGTGCGGCGCTGACCGCCGCGAACCTGCGCGACGACGAGGGCACGATGCAGGCGACGCTCTCCGCGCTCCTCGACTCGCGCCGAGACGCGCCCATCGCGGCGTCTCTCGCCGAGCTCGACGGCGCTGCGGTCGCGCCGTACCCGAACGGCCGCAAGGTCACGCACAAGTGCACGGCCGACCCGGTGGACTACGTCGCGCGCCACCTGGCGCTCTGCCGCGAGCGCGCCGCCCGTGACGCGTGGCTGATGCGCGGCGGGCGGGGCAGGGCGCCTCCGTCCACTGTCGATGACCACCTCGGGCGCGCGGTGCACCGGGGCGATGCGCGGCTCATCGCGCTCGACCAGGCGCGCGTCGAGCGGGCGGAGACGGCGCGGGGCGGGTGATTCCGGTGTCGCCGTGTTGTACGATCCCGACATGAGCGACCCCCACGGACCGACCGAGCAACTCACGCTGAACTACGCAGCGTGGGAGGTGATGGACCGCCGCAGCGGGCCGGGCCTCTACGGCCGCCGATGGCTGCGCCCCGGCTCGCGCGCGCGGTACCTGCGACTCCTCGCCGGCAGCGTGCAGCGCATCCGCGACGAGGTCGGCGACAAGGTGCGCGTCATCTCGGGCGAGCGCGCGCACAGCAAGACCGCGAAGTCCAGCAGGCACGTACCGCCCGAGGACCGGGCCGACCCGCGCGAACGCGGCGACGACGCAGCGGCGGACCTCGCGACGGCGTTCATGTCGGCGACCGAGCTGGCGTGCTTGGCGCTGCGGCTGATGGGGCAGGGCGTCATTCCGGCAGGTGGCGTCGGGGTGTACCCGGCGTTCGCGCACCTGGACAATCGGGGCCGGGTCGCCACGTGGCGCGGGCCGGGCGTCTCGGATGCAGATTACGCGCGGGTCACGGCTGCGGCGCAGGTCGCCCGGCAGGCAATCCGCACAAGGATGGAGGTCGGCTGATGCGAGCGTTTCTCTGGTGGGTCATCGCGTTCATCGCGTGCAATGGCGGGCTGATGAGCCGCGCGCAGGCGCAGGATTCGCAGGGTGTCTACGGCACGCGCTACGGGTGTGTCGTGGTCGCCGCTGCGACCGGGTCGTGGGGCGAGCTCACGAGTGACGACCTCTACGACCCGGCCACGGGCACCGCGCTCGCGGCGGGGCTGTATCTGCAGGAGGTGAGCGTCGTGAGCCGCGAGACGGCGGGCAGCGGGGACGACGCAGTCCTGTGCATGGGGGCATCGGCGGGCTGCGGCGCGACGACTCACGCGCCCCGCATCGCGGCCGGCGGCGCTCGGGTGTGGTCGACGCGTGGCCTGGTCGCAGGCGGCGTGACGGCGCAGGCCGTGTCGTTGCGCTCGGTCGGGAGCGGGACGGCTGACCTCGAGGTGTGCGGCACGTATCGGACGCAGCCGTGAGCGGCGCGCGCCTGCTACTCCTCGGGGTCTGCATCGCGCTCGGCATCGCGGGCATCGGGACCTATGCCGTGGGCGCGGGGTCGACCATCACGCTCCCGAGCAGCGGGTCAGGCGGGGGCGCGGATACCACGCTCTCGAACCTGAGCGACGCGGCGGCAGCGAGGACCAACCTCGGTCTCGGCACCGCGGCGACGACGGCCTCGACGGCATACCTCCCGGCCTACAGTGCCGACTCGTGGACCTACGAGTGGGCGAACCCGAGCGGCGCGCTGCCCTCGGGATGGTCTCTCACGCAGTCGCCGAACGCGGCGACCGTGACCTATCCGACGGTCGGCACGGGCACGTCCATCCGCATCGTCACCGGCACGTCGTCGACCGGCTACTTGTCGCGCACACTCTCGGAGCTGACGACGGAGACGGAGTGGGAGGCGCGCGTCGAGATGCTGGCGAGCACCCTGGGCGCGAACGGGAATAACTACATCGTCATCCGCGACGGGACGAAGCGCATCGGCGTCTACCCCAGTTCGTCGGGGCACGTCATCGAGACGACTACGGCATCGATGGCGCGCCCCATCGCCACGGGCGCGTATTACATCCTGACGATTCAGCGCACGGCCGGATATGTGAGGTTCTGGTGCAACGGCGACCTCATCGATACGAAGGTCTATTCGACGATGACCGCCGACACGAATAACCCCGGCGAAATCCGTATCGGCACGGCGACCGCCGTGACCGGCATCGTGAGCGAGATTCGGTCGTTCAAAATCAAGTTCGGCTCCATCAACAACGCCCCTCCGAGCCACACGCTCGAGGGCATCCTGCGGGGGTCACCATGACGCGCATCATCGGCCTCTGCGCGGCTCTCGCGCTCCTCATCTCCTGCGGCTCGGCGACCGTGCCGAGCATCGAGCGCGACGTGTGGGTCTGCTCCACGCCGGTCGCGTCGGTCCCGGTCGCGGTGCCGTCGCTGACGGGCCTGCCGGTGCGGCTCGTGGCACTGCGCGCGACCCTCGAGGCGGACGGCCTGCGGGTCGACGTGGGGTGCTCGCGGCAGGTCGCCGAGACGCCCGACGCGGCGCTCCCGGTCGTGGCGCCGAGCGTCGCGCCGGAGTCGGTTCCCCCGGCAGCCGAGGATGCGCCCCCGGGCCTCGCCCCGTGAACCTCGGCCTGCGGGGATACCGCACGCTACTCGCGGGCGTCGTGGGTATGGGCCTCATCGCCGCACTCGCCATCCATGCAGGCGGGTCGGTAGAGGGCGCCATCGCACAGATTGCCGGCATCGTCGCCATCCTCGCGGGGCGGTCGATGTCGCAGCGTGACAGCGGGCCGGGCGCCTGATGCCGCTGGTGCCTCGACGCCGACGCAGGCCGACACGCATCGAGCGCGCGGGCTGGTTCGGCGCGTGCGCCGTGCTGCCTCCGCAGACGCACGGGTGGGCATGGGCGGCGCAGTGCATTGAGCGCCCGCGCGCCCCGGTCTGCTCACCCGTGTTCGGGCCGGAGTGCGCCCGTGGATAGCGCCCCGGCCGTCGCTGTGGTGCTCGGCATCGTCGGCGCGACCGTCACGCTCGGCGGCATCCTGTGGCGCATGGCCTCGGCGATGGAGAGGACCAGGTTGATGGTCGAGCGTCTCGTGGTCGACTTCCAGCGCAGTGAGTCCGACATCAAGCGAATCGACGGCGAGCGGGTGAGCCAGCGGGTATGCTCGGAGCGTATGCACGGACTTCGGCGCGACCTGACGCAGCAGTCGATGATCCATCACCTGGGGGGCATACCGCCCGCCCCGGGGACACAGGGAGACGGATGACCATGCCGATGACCGTCGTCATCTACGGCGAGACCGAGGCGCCCCGTGCGCTGCTCATCGCGGCGGCGCGGGCGCTCGGCGCCAACGTCACCATCGCACTCTCGACCACGCTCGACGTGCTGCGGCTGCTCGACGTGCAGCCGCCCCCGACGCTGCTCCTCGTCGCCGAGGACACGGGCGAGGGCATGAGCGCCGCCGAGGACGACCCGACGCGACTGCTCCACGACCATGTGCTGCGAGCTGCGCGAGACCGAGGCGTTCCGGCTGTGCTGCTCGGGCGGTGGACGCGGACGGGGCCGGTCGGCGGGGCGCCGGTGGTCTACGATTGGGGCGCAGCGCAGCGGGCGAGCGTCATCCTCGAGGTGGCGCGGGTCGCACGGGAGCAGATGGCGGCGTGGCCGGTGGGTCCGCAGCGGGTGGCAGTGTGAGCGCGCGCAAGCCTCGTCTGCCGCCCAAGACGCACGACACGGGCGCGCCGACGAAGTGCACGCCGGAGACGATGGACATCCTCTGCGCGGCGATGGAGTCGCTCGGGTTTGTGGGCGCGGCATGCGCTCGCGCGGGCGTGGCGCGGTCCACGGTCGACGAGTGGGCGCTGCGTGGCAAGGCCGGAGAGGAACCGTTCGCGACGTTCGCGGCCCGATGGGCGCAGGCGCGCGCGCGCGCGAATGCCACGCTCCTCGAGCAAGTTCGAGGCGCATCAGCCGGCGGGGATTGGCGCGCCGCCGCGTGGCTCCTCGAGCGCGCCCACCCTGACGAGTACCCGCGCGAGCCCTCGGTCACCGTCACGACGCACGTGCATCAGGGCGTCGAGACGGCGCCGCTCCTCGAGCGCATCGCAGCACGCGCCGCCCCGGAGCGCTCGGGCTCGGCATGACCACGCCGCGCATCGCGGACCTCGACCCGCTGCCGTGGCAGGCCGACATGCTCGCCGCAGGGCTCTCGGGTCACTGGCCCGGTGACATCGCAGCGATTCGCGGCGGGCTCGGGTCGGGTAAGAGCCTCGCACTCTGCGCGCTCGCGTGCCTCATCGCGGAGCATCGACCCGGCGCCACTGTGGTCGTGGGCATGGACACGCATCGGCGCCTCCGCGACGTGCACCTCCCGCATCTTCACGGCCTGCTCTCTGGCTCGACGGTCGCGCACCAAATCAGCGAGCAGGCGTTCGCGTGGCCAAGCGGGTCGCGGCTCATCCTCGCGCACCTCGACACGCCGGCAGGCGCGGGGCTCGGGCAGTCGCCCATCGAGGGCGTCAACGCGCACGCCGTGCTCATCGACGAGTGCCAGACGCTGCGCCCCGACGTGCTCGACGTGGCGCGCTCTCGAGCTCGCGTGCCGATGACGCAGGGCGGGCACGTCCGCGCGCCTATCGTGCTCACGTGCGGCATCCCCGTCGAGCCCGCGTGGTGGGTCGAGCGGACGCGCGAGGTCGGGGGAGCGGTGTACCTGCCGGTGAGCGCGGACAACGTGGCGCACCTCGGGCCGGGGTGGCTCGACCGGATGCGCGAGACGCTCGGCGAGCGGGACTTTTCGGCGCTCGCGGAGAATCGGCCGCTGCCGCCCTCGGGGTCCGTGTTCAGGTCGTGGGCGCCTGAGCGCTGCGTCGTCGACCTGGTGCCGGATTGGGGCACGATGCGGTGCCTCCTCGCGATGGACTTCGGCCTCCGTCACCCCGCGGTCCTCGCCCTCGCAGAGACCGGGCGTAACCGCTGGTGCGTCGTGCGGGAGTGGGCACCCGACGACGAGGCGCTCCCCGACCTGCTCGCGCGCCTCGCAGCCGACTGCGTGCCTCGGCGCCACTGGACCCCGGGCGACCGGCGCATCCCGCTCGACATGGTCGTGGTCGACCCGGCAGGCGCTGCGCGGTCGGCGCAGACCGGGGCGTCTGACCTCGACCTGGTGCGCGCGGCGCATCCGCAGGGGCTCGGCATGGTGCCCATTATCGAGCGCGACCCGGCGCGGCGTGACATTGTGAGCGGCTGCACGCGCGTAGACCTCGCCCTCGAGCGCGGCGCGCTGACCGTGGCGCGGCAGCTCTACGAGGCCGGACTGCGCGCTCCGGCAGGGCGGCGCACCCTGGCCCGCGCGCTGTCGGGGTATCGATGGGACGCGCGGCAACCCGGCAGGCCCGCGAAGGACGGGACGCATGACCACCACGCCGACGCGCTGCGGTACGCCGTGCGGCACGTGCTGTGGTCGCCGCCCGGTCATCCGACGACGGCACCGGCTCCGACGCAGCAGGGGCCGAGGCGGTACGAGGCGCCGGGGTCGTGGCATGAGTAGGCGTTGCGAGGTGTCCGGGCGCGTGCTACTCGTGACGGTGCGGCGAGGGCCGCAGGAGGTCGATATGGGCAGGTTCATCCTCGTGGCGTTCGTCGCCGCAGGTTGCTCGGCGCAGTGGCAGTCCTCGGCGCGTGCGATGAGCGTGTCGCAGATGCCGTGCACGGAGCAGCAGGTCGAGGTCCGCGAGGTGGAGATGCACTACGCCTCGTGGACGTGGGACGCGCGGTGCAAGGGCGTGGACTATCACTGCACGTCGGCGGGGTTCACTACGACGTGCAGACCGGCGGCGGAATTAGTGGAGTAGATGAGCGCCGAGGGGCGCGAGGAGGATGAGATGAGCGACGGTGTCAAGGTGTGCATATGGACTCTGTGGGAGTGCAATGCAGGGCCGATGAAGGACCACGTAGCGGTGTTGCGCGACGACGAAAGCAACATCAAGCAGGCTGCCGAGCTGGCCAAGGCAGTCGGCATCGCCGTTGAGCGGATGAACTGGGAGCGCGCCTACACGTCCGACCGCTCTGTGTGGGAGGCTTGCGAGAGTTTCGACACGGAGTCCGAAGCCGTGTGGGATGCGCTGCGCGGCGGTATGACGGTGTTGCGCGACGGAGCCCCCGTGCCCGGGGCCGCAGACACCGCAGCCGAGTAGCCTGACGCACCGTGCGTGCATCGACTGACGGCGTGTGGTAGTCTGCGCACATGCCGCAGGCTGTCCGCGTCTCCGCCTACACCCCGCCCGAGGCCGTACCAGGTCGGGGCATCGGCGCGCACTCTCTCGCGGCACAGGATGGCGAGCACGCGCGACGGTTCGCGGTGCTGTCGGAGCGCATCCGGGCCTACTCGGTCGCCGAGCGGTGCGCGCCCGTGCGGGTCGGGTGGCAGGCGTTGTCGGGCCTCGCGACCTCGGCCACGTGGGACGTATCCCCGGTGGCGGATTCGCCTGCGTCGGAGGCCGCTGCGGCGGTCGTGCGGCGCGTGCTTGGTCTCGGCGGGGCGAGCTCCCCGGTCATCGAATGGGAGGGGCGCATCATCGCGCTGCCCTCGTGGGAGTCGCGGTTGCGCGACCTCCTGCGCGGCGCGCTGATGGGGTTCAGCCTCGCGGAGATGGTGGCATACCCCTACGAGGGGACCACCTACGTCGACCTAGAGCCGCGCGACCAATCGAGCGTGCGTCAATGGGTGTACGACCGCGACGGGCGCGTGGTCGCGGTCGACCAATGGCGACGCGAGCCCGGCGGGCTGTCGTCGATGACGTCGGTGCGGCTCCCTTACGAGCGGCTCGTGCACCTGGTCTACCCCTCGCCGGCTGCGGGCGTCGAGGGGCTCGGAATCATGCGGCACATCGAGCCGCTCGCCACAGACTACACGGCCACGATGCGCCTGCGCGCGGTCGCGATGCAGCGGACTGCGGTCCCCGTGCCCACCATCAGCATCGACGAGGAGGCCCTCGGGCGAAGCGCTCGCAGCGATGGCGGACCGCCTGACGTATCGGCCATCGAGTCGGCGCGCACTGCGCTCCTCGACATCGCCCGCAAGTGGTCATCGCACGAGGATGCCGCGCTGGTGATGCCCTCGTGGGCAACGCTCGCGTGGGAGGGGCGCCCCGACTCGGCCGCTCCGCTCTCGGGCGTGGTCGCCGACCTCGAGCGGCAAATCCTCCAAGCCTGCTACGTGCAACACCTCGCGATGGGCTCGGCGTCCTCGTCGGGGTCGTACTCCACGGCGCAGGTGCACGCGGACCTAGCGGCGCAGCTCGCGGGTGACCTGTGCCAGTGGGTGGCCGAGGGGCTCGCGCCCTACGTCCGCACCATCGTCGCGCTGAACATCGGTCCGCTCCCGCTCGCCGAGCTGCCGCGCCTGACCTACGCCGGCATCCGCTCCCCGCTGTGGGTCGAGCGCATCGCGGACGTGGTCTCGCTGCTCAACACCGGCGCGCTGACGCCGTCGCCAGACGACGAGCGCCACATCCGCGCCACCCTCGAGCTTGCACCGCCCTCGACTGCCGCCGATGGGCGCAGTGAGCGCGCGCGGGTCGCGGGCACGGTCGCCATGACGCCGCCTGCGGGCGCGCTGCCGGGCGGTCTCTGATGGCGCTCACGACTGCCGAGCTGACGCCGCCCGAGGCCGTGCAGGACGCCGCGCGCCGAGGTGTCGAGCTGCACGAGGCCGGCAAGTCCGGCGACGGGCTCAAGCCCGAGACCGTGCGCCGCGCGAACAGCATCGCGGACGGTGAGCCGCAGTCGGAGCAGTGGGCGACCGTCGAGGCTCCTGCCTGGTTCGCGCGCCACGCTGACGACTTCCAGCGCGGTGTCGATGACCAGGACGGCGAGGAGACGCCGGGATTCGTGGCGTGGCTCCTGTGGGGCGGCGACCCCGGGCGGCGATGGGTCGAGCGGCTCAAGGAGGTCGACGCGATGCGAGACGAGAACACGGGCGCATCGATGGCGCCGGCGGAACTGGCCGTGCTCGCAGGGCATGCGCGGGCGCTCTCGGCGCCTCGACCTGCGCGTGTGCTGCCCGATGGTGCGGTCGGCTCGATGCACCTCGAGGGCGGGCTCTATCCCTACGATTACAGCGCTGCTCGGCACGAGACCGACAAGGCGATGGCCGAGCGCCACCCCGTGCTCATCATCCACGTCGACTCCCCGGGGGGTTACGTCTCTGGTGTCGTCGAGACGCGCCGTGCCATCGCACGGGCGCAGGCCGCAGGCGTCTACGTCGTCGCCTACGTCTACGGCACCGCGGCATCAGCGGCCCTGTGGGTCATCTCGGGCGCCGATGAGATTGTCGCATCGCCCACTGCGCAGGTCGGTGGCGTGGGCGTGGTCGTGACCCTCTACGTCGAGGACGCCGAGCATGTCGTCGAGGTGGTCTCGACGCAGACGCCTTCGAAGCGCGCGTCGGTCGACGACGGCGACTACCTCGCAGCGCTCCAGCGCCGGGTCGACGCGCTCGCCGAGGTCATGCTCGACGACATCGCGCGCGGTCGTGGCGTGAGTCGCGAGGCGCTCGGCGATGGGTCGGTCTACTCGGCGCAGGACGCCGTGGAGCGGGGCCTGGTGGACCGCATCGCGACCGACGCTGATGACTGGATGTTCATGGGCGGCCGCATGCCGCTCGACTACCCGCGCGCTGTCCGGACCGCCCCGGCGCTCGCGTCTCTCGATGGCGGTACGGAGGCGCTCGATATGAGCGAGCAGGTTGCGGCGCAGGCCGCACAGTTGGAGGCGCTCGCCCGAGAGGTCGAGCGTCTGAAGGGTGCGCAGCAGGCTGATGCCGCGCGCGCCGATGCCGCGGAGCTCGCGCTCCGCACGCGGGACGCGGAGGCCATCGTCGATGGCGCCATCCGCGAGACCCGCATCCCGCAGGCGTCGCGTGCGTCGTGGGTCGAGCGGGCCGTCCGCATCGGCCTCGACGACGTGCGCGCGATGCTCTCCGACATGGTGCCGCAGGCGCAGGTCGGGAGCGCGGCGGGTCACGGCGGGGCCGCCGAGCCCAAGCCCGAGACCACGCCCGAAAAGGCCGCGGTCGCCAAGGCGAACGAACTGATTGCTGCGGCGCTCGGCCGCAAGGAGCACACCCGATGAGCCAGCCCGTCACCATCACGTGCATCGCGTCGGCCGCCATTGCGCGCGGTCGGTTCGTGCGCCTCAACTCCTACTCCACCGGCATCCCGGTCGTCACGCAGGCGACGGACGGCACGAGCGCGACGGGTCACCTCATCGTGGGCGTGGCGGGCACCGCCGCTGCCGCGGTCGGCGACCTCATCGACGTGGTCGTGCAGGGTCGCGTGGACTACGCCGTGGCCTCGGCCGCCATCGCCCCGGGTACCACCATCGGGTGCACCGCGGACGCCGAGGTGAAGGCCGCTGCGTCCGGTGATTTCGGGCTCGGCACCATGCTCGGCGGCCGGTCCTCGACCGGCGCGACCGCCAACGACGCCGTGTGCAGCATTCTGCTCTCCGGCATCCGCATCCTCGTGGCCTAAGGAGGGCTGATTCATGGCTGGTTACACCACGGCGCAGCTCGCGCCGGTCAATCCGGTCCTCTCGGCGGCAGGCGTCATCGGCGCCATGCAGGACCTGGGCGGACTCGTGTTCCCGCGCCTCGCGCGCAACACCGTCCGCGTCGCCCCCCGCGACCATCAGGGGACGATCTTCGTCGCGCCCTCGGCGTCGATGCTCGGCTCCCCCGCGGTGCTCGAGACGGCGCTCGCGGCAGACTACCCGCAGCGCTCGCTCGGCGCCCCGACGACGGTCACGTACCGCACCGTCGAGATGAAGCTCGCGTCGGACCTCCTGCCGTACCGGCTCCTCGAGCGGTCGCAGATGCCCGAGAGCATCAAGGAATTTGAGGCCGTGAGCCTCGCGCGGTCGCTCGCCCTCGCAGTCGAGGCGAAGGTCCTCACCACGTTCTCGACCACTGGCAACTGGACCGGCACGGCCGCCCTGACCGCCCTCACGGGCGGCGCGGGCGTGCAGTGGTCGACGGTCGCCACGGCCGCCCCGATGAGCGACCTGCGGGCCGCCATCGAGGTGTTCCGGGCGCAGGCGTTCGGCCTCCGTCCTGACACGGTCATCATGAGCCGCGCGGTCGCGTCCTTCGTGGCGCGCTCCGCCGAGGCCCGGGGCTTCGCCATCGTGACATCGGGCGCCGCGCCCATCGCTCGCGCGGTCGCTTCCGACGAGTACCTCATCTCGGCGTTCAAGGGTGAGCTCGGCCTCGACCTCATCATCAGCGACGCGCGGCGGCAGACCTCGGCGGACGGGCTCACGCACACGTCGGCCGACCTGCTCACTGACACCGTGTGGCTCGGCTGCCTCGGCAGCGGCGTCACGGCGGCCGGCAGCGACGTGCTCGCGCGCCCCTCGGCGTTCCTGCTCGTCGTCGAGGACCCGCTGGAAGGTGGCGGCGTCAACAGCGGTGGCCTCGTGCTCCCGATGTCGATTCGCGAGGAGGAGAGCGCCAACCTCTCCGCTCGCGGCGTCTACATCAAGGGCGAGGTCTACACCGACGAGGTCGCCCTCATGGCGCAGCTCGGCTACACCATCACCGACTGTCTCGCCTGATGCGCTGCACCGTCACGAAGCGCGTCCCCACGATGGGACAGAACAACCACCCGTGGACCGCGGACCTCACCGCGGACCAGGTGGCGTGGATTCGGTCGCAGTACGGCGACGGTGCGGTGCACATCCTCGACCCGGTGGAGCCCGAGGCCAACCCTCCGGTTTCCCCGGAGAGTTCCGATGCCGTCGAGGCGCCCAAGCGCAAGCCCCGCCGCTGACGCATGGCACTGCCCGCAGCGATACGGGCGGCACTGCGTCGGCGGCAGGCCGACATTGACGACGTAGGGCAGCGGACCGCCGCTGCTCTCGTCGGCCTCCGCGCGACCCTGCGCGAGCGGCTGCTTGAGCTGCTCGACCAGGCCGGCGACGGCGACTGGCGCGCGGGCATCATCGCGGTGCAGCTCGACGAGGTCGCGGCGGCAGTCGCGGAGCTCACGGGCGAGGTGCAGGACGCATGGCTCGACGGCCTCGAGGCGGTCGAGCGCGCGACCCCTGCGCACCTTCGCTCTCTCGGCCTCGACCCGAGCGAGGTCATCGACGTCGAGGCGCTGACCGCGGTCATCGACGCCGCGAAGCGTGACGCGCGGGACGCCTTCCGGGGTTCGACGCTCGCGGTCGCTACGGACATCATGCCGCTGCTCCGCGAAGGGTACCGGCTCGAGAGCCTGACCGAGCTGTCGGAGCGCATCGCGAAGCGCCTCGAAATCTCGACGGAGAAGGCCGCGACTGAGGCGCGCACGCAGACCGCGGTCTACGCGCGGGCCGTGGCGGGGGCCTACGCCGACGAACTGCCGGGCATCCTCGGGTATGCCTACGGTGGCCCAGAGGACGGCCTTACGCGCCCGTTCTGCGCCGCGCTCGTGGGGCTTTGGGTCTCGCGCGACCTCGCGCCGAAGCTCGACAACGGCGTCAACGGCCTGCCGCACCCGCTCGACTCGGGCGGCGGCTACAACTGCCGGCACTCGTGGCTCGCGGTACCGCTCTCGACGGCGCTCCGGTGGGGCTACCGCGAGGCGACCGAGGCCGACGTGCAGGCGGCGAATCGCGCGGCAGTCTGACCTGTTGCGTCGGGGTGCGGGTGTGGCATAGTGGGCCGGCGCTGAGGAGCGCGAGGAGGCAGCATGAGCGACGCAGTCAAGGTCGGGGACGTTGTGCATTGGGCGCGCTTTCCCACGCCGCATGCAGCCGTGGAGGTGCTGCCGATGACCGTAACTACTGTGGCCGGGTCGATGCTTTACATGACCGACCCGGACGGCAGGCGTGTGTCGATGCGCGCATGCGACATGCGCGCAGTCTGCATCGCCCGGACCCGGAAAGATGCGCTCGTGCTGCTGCGAGACGCGCGCCATGGCGCGCTGAGTATCGCGACGAGCGCCGCAATCAGCGCCCACGATGCAGCGCGGGAGGCTGACTGCGCCGTAGAGCACGAGACCCGAATGGTCAAGGCAGTCGAGCGCGCGTTGGGCGATGCCTTGTTCCCGCCGGGCTGCTGACCGGTGCGCGCGCGCGCGGTGTGTGGTAGCCTGCGCACATGGCCGCGCGCAAACTCAACACGGGACAGGCGCATCGGTTCCGGTGGTGGCCGCCGGACGGCGTCATCGCGTCGTCGCCGACTCTCACGGTTACGTGGCCCACGGGCGCGACGACGTACACGCTCGCGCTCGCTCGAGAGCCTGACACCGTCACTGCCATCTCGACCGACCGGCGCGTGCTCACGGTGACGTGGGGCGCCTCGGGCGCGCCGACCACGCTGGCATCTCCCGACTCCCCGGCAGCGGCGATGCTCTACGGCATCGGCACCGTCGAGGCGTCGGTGCGCGTCGTGCGCGCGGTCTCCTCGGGTGGCGGGTCCGGTACGGTGGAGCTCGCCGAGCCGCTGCCGCATCCCGTGACCGTCTCGGCCTCGACACTGACGCTGCACTGGCACGAGCGGTCGGTGGTCATCGCGAGCGGCGATGTGGGCACGACCCCGACCCGCAACGTGCGGTGGTCCGTCGACTACACGGCAGCCACGCAGGGCATCACCGTCGACTACCGGCGCGACCGCGATGTGCTGCACATCGTGGCGATGGCGTTCTCGACCGGGCTCTCTGACGCTGACGTGCTCGCGGCGTTCCCTGACCTTCGCAGTCGCCCGATGGGGCAGGGCTCGTGGCGGGCGCAGCGCGACGCAGCGCTCGACGACCTGGTCCTCCTCGTGCGGTCTCGCATCGCGCCCCGGGTCGAGGACGTGCTCCCGGGCTCGCAGTTCTCGCGCGCGCATGCCTACCTCACGGCGGCCGCCATCGTCGACGGCACCTCAAGCGCCGGGGCTGACCGCTCCGACCTCGCGGCGTACTACCGGGCGCGCGCGGTCGAGAGCATCGACCAGGTGCTTGCGCTGGTCGATTGGGCCGACCTCGACGGGGATGGCGTGGTGGACACGGGGGAGACCGCCATCGGTGCCGCCACGGGGCGCGCAACGGCCGGCATCGGGTCGACGTTCACGGACCTCTCGGTCGTGCGGTACGAGACCGACCCGTCTGCGCCTTACGAGGTCACGCGGACCCGCGTCACGGACGACCGCTGATGGCAGTCGGCGCACGAGTCGACCTCTCGCGCTGGCCGACGCGCGTCGTCACGACTGAGGCCATGCGCGCCATCGGGCAGGCGGTCGCCACGCAGATGGCGCAGCGCACCTTTCGCGAGGGGCGCGGGCTCAACGACCGGGCGCACGCGGCGTATGCGACGGACCGCGTCGTGGTCTACTTCCGCAGCGAAATCGCCAAGCGCCTCAAACCCAAGGGCGGCGCCCCGTGGCATGCTCGACGAGGCCCGCAGCGCGGGGTTGACGGGCGGCGCGGTGCCATCATCGGGCGGCTCTATGAGGGCGGGTACGCCGAGTATAAGCGCGCGTCTCGGAAGGGCGTCGGCTCGGGCGGCGTGCTCGTCGACCTGACGGCATCGGGACAGCTCGCGCGGTCGCTCGACGTCACGGCGGTCCTGCGCACTCGATGCGTCGTCACGGTGCGTGGCGCTGCAGTGACCTACGCCGAGGGAGTCAACTCCAAGAGGCCATGGTTCGGCCTCTCGCCCAAAGACCGCGGGCAGGTCGACCAGACCATCGGCGAACTGCTCACGGCGCTCGTCGAGGAGCAGCGCAAGTGAGCATCACGACTCTGCGCGACGCGCTCTACGCGACCATCGCGGGCCTCACGCCGACCGGCGTGCAGTCGTGCCCGTGGACGCGCGCCCGTGGCATCCGCTCGGAGCAGGACGTCGCGCTGGAGTTTCCGGGCCTGCCGACGCGCTCGGTGTGGCTCGACATCGGGCCGCCCATCGACACGGGGCTGCTCATCTCCTCGACCCTCGACGAGGTGCGGCACGACATCACGCTCCACGTGGTCTATCGAGACTCTGATCTCGCGTGGTCTGACGACGGCGACCTGGCCCGGCTCGTGACCTACGAGGACGCGGTGCAGCTCGTCGAGGCGTTGAGACCGGCGACGGTGTGGGGCTCGGACGCGAGCGTCCTCGAGGTCTATCCAGATACCGCCATTGTCGAGCTCGACGACGGCGACGGCAGAGTCATCGGGCGCGTGCTGCGCGTCCGCATCACGGCAGAGGTGACAGCATGAGCGCAGGGCTTTTGGCGGGGCAGGAACTGGCCCTCGCCGTCGAATCGACGTTCGGTTCGCCGAGCACGACCGACTACACCACGGTGGACGTGAGCGGCCTGAGCTACAGCCGAATCAACTGCATCCGCGCGCCCATCGCCGAGCTGGTCGGACAGGGCGCGGTGCCTCTCTACGAGGAGCCGCTGGTCTCGACGTCGGGCGCGGGGCAGCCTCCCGAGGTGGACGCGCCCTACTCCCCGAGCGACTCGCTGCCGGTCGGCATCTCACGCGGTGACCTGCCGGTGTCTGTGCCCTTCCGGCTGCCGGGCTCGACGGCGTTTGCGAGCACCGCCATGGGGCAGATGGTCGCCAGCTCGCTCGGTCTGCTCGGCACCGCGGTGGGCACGTATCAGACGGTCACGGGCGCGGTCTCGACGACGGTGTACGGAGTCGGCGCCGGCGAAATCGGCGAAGTCAATCCCGGCGACGTCGTCGCGTGGTCCAACGCAGTCGGAGCCATGGAATTCGCCTGTGTGACGAGCGTCAACACGGGCACCAATCGCGTGACAGTGCACCCGGCATTCAGCGCGGCCCCGCAGGTCAACGACCTCGTGCGCAAGTGCTCCGTGGCCTACCCGGTCATTGGGGCCCGCGGCGCCACCTCGCTCTCGTGGCGGTATCGAGACGCGGCGCGCGGCATCGTGGTCACCGGGTCGCGACTTCGCGAACTCGCCATCGGATTCGGCGGCGCGTCCAACTCCACGGCCGAGGCGCGGATGCGGTTCTCCGGCCCGTTCCGCGGCGACATCAGCGGCGCGACCCCGAGTGCAGGCTCGGCAGTCGGCGGTGGCGTCACGGCGCGGCGGTACGGCTCGGTCATCTCCGGCGCTCTGAGCGGCTCGGCTCCCGAAGCCGGCGCGCGCACTGTGTTCGGGGTGCAGAGTTGGGAGGCCACCATCACCGTGGACACGGAGCCGGTGGGCAGCGCGACGACGTCGGTGCTCCAGCGGACCGACGAGGAAATCACGCGCGTGCTCGTCGAGGCCCGCATCACGTTCGCGGACACGCAGCGCAGCGCCCTCATGGCTCGGCTGCGCGGGCAGACGCGCTCGACCTGGGTTCTGCCGCTGCAAGGCACGGCGGCGACGGGCGCGGCGCTCATCATCCCGGGCGGCTACCTCGCCGACCTCGACCCCGACACCATCGAGGAGTCTCGGAGCTTCTCCACGGTCACCATCCGCGGTGGCTCGGCCGACATCGCCGACACGACCGGCACGCCGACCGCGGCCAAGGGCGCATGGTGCTTTCTGGCGGTCGTGTCCTGATGGCCCTCGCCGTGTCCACATCGGCGCTCGTCTCGACGCGGTTCGTGCTCGCGACCGACCCGGCGCTGAGCGGTCTGCCGCTCGCCGACCTGCGTCACTACTACGCGACGCGCGACCCTGCCGGGCTCGACATCCCGGCGGATGCCTCGTGGGTCACGGCAAAGCCGATGGACCGGCGAACGGTCGCGCTCATCGAGGGGCGCACCGGGGCGCACACAGCGCAGGGCGAGGACCGTGAGCTCATGCACGCCGAGGCCATCATCGCGGCCTGCGTCGAGAGCATCAGCGACCTGCCGCACCTGACGCGCGGACCGGACGGATACCCCATCGCGGCGCTGTGGGAGGCCCTCGCGGCGCACGCATCGGCGGGCCTCATCGTCCGCGAAATCGCGTGGCATATCGAGGCGGTGAGCAGCCTCCCAAAAGCGCCCGCGCAGTCCTCGCCCTCGCAGCGTGGCGAGGCTCCTGCCAGCGACAGGGCCGCAGTCACCACGCCTGCGACGGATGCGACGGCACCGGCGGCGAGTGGGACCGCGACGAGCGGGACGGGCTGACGTGGCTCGTGGAGCCCATCATCCAGCGCGACGACCTCGCGTGCCTGGTGTGCCCGACCTGCGAGGCCGGGGCGCCGTGGGCGCGCGTCATCATCGACGCGTATCAGTGGCTCAAGATGGGCGGGCGCATCGAGGACGTGGCACCGGAGCCGACGTGTGCGGTGGTCGACGGCGTGCTCGTGCTGATGCGCGAGGTACAGGCGGCAGAGGCGTGGGAGACCGACGCGGTGCGGCAGGACGCGGCGGCGAGGCGGTGACCTGATGGCGCTCGCATTTCCCGTCACGGTCACCGGCGCAGAGGTCGCCGAGCGTGCACTCGGGCGCGTCGGCGATGCTGCCGTGCAGGCCGAGCGGCGCACGCAGTCGGCAGGCCGCGGGGCTGCGTCGTTCGCGTCGCAGGTCGAGCGGCTCGACGGTGTGGTCGACGCCGTCGAGAAGCCGATGCGCGCGCTCAACGGGGCGCTCGACATCGCATCGGTGGCGCTCGGCGTCGGGCTCGCGGGCCCGCTCGGGGTCGTGATTGGGCAGTTCGGGGACTTCGCGCAGGCCATCGGGACGGCCATCTCTCAATCCGACCTGATGACCACGTCTTACGACCGGCTCGGCGTCAAGATTCGGGCAGTCGGCGACGCTGCGCGGGTGTCGCGCCCGCTCATCGACGAGTTGAGCAAGGCCAGCGCGGCTGCTGCGGGCGGCAACCTCACGGCGGCGAACCGGGTCGCAGCAGTGCGCGCCGGCGTGGCGGTCGGCGGCATCGAGGGTGAGATTGAGACGCTGCGGCGCGACCTTGAGCGGCTCGTGGCGCAGGAGGCGGCGGCGCAGTCGGAGATTGAGGCGGCGCGGGCGCGCGCGGTCACGACACAGGGCGCGCTCCGGGCTCGGCTCGGCGGGGCAGGCGACGGCAGCGTGCGAGACGCCGCGCTCGCGGCGCAGTTCGCGCGGCGCGACATCAGCAACGCCGAGGGGCAGCTCCTCGAGGTGCGCAAGCTCATCGAGGCCACGACGAGCACGCTGGAGCGGCGAGAGGTCGCACTGACCAACGCTCGCGAGCAGGGCCGGCGCACGGTCGGGCTCGTCAACGAGGTCACGCTCGACACCATCAGCCTGGGCACGCGCGCTGCGGCTGCATCGACGGCGCGGGCGGCGGCGACACGCGAGGAAACATCGTCCGTCGAGGGGCTCCGCAAGGCACTCACGGCCATCGACCCACTCGTCAAGCGCGCAGGTGAGGACACCCGCACGGCGCGCCTCGTCGCGGGCGTGGAGTCGGGCCGCGTGCCGGTGACTGACGGGCTGTTCCCGTCGAGCCGCTCGACCGCTGACGTGCTCTCGCAGGGCGCAGATGCGTTCGGGCCCGACGACCCTACGGCGGGCATCGTGCCGCAGGCGACCGCGGCCGAGCAGGCGCTACAAGGCACGCTCACGGCAGCGACCGACCTCTCGACCCTCGGCGTGGGCGCGCTCCAGCAGTTCTCCGCGCAGGCCGGTCAAGCGCTGTCGAGCCTCATCATCGACGGCGACGCGACGGGCAAGAGCCTGCGAAAAGTCGCGGGCGAGGTTGCCGCATCGCTCTCGGCGACCGCGCTCGGCTATGCGGTATTCCTGAGCGCGCTCGGCGCCGCTGCAACGCTCATGGGTCCGGCCTCGACCATCCTCGGATTCAGCGGCCCGCAACTGCTCGGCGCCGCTGCGGTCATGGGCGGCACCGGCGTTGCGCTCGGCCTCACGGCGCGCGCTCTCGGCGCGGGCTCCTCGCGGGGCTCTGCGCGCCCGTCCTCGGGCGGCGCTTCGGGTGGTGGCGGTGACCGCGTAGGCTCGCTCTCCTCGGGTCGCCCCGGGGGCGCGCAGCCGGTCATGGTCACCGTCGTGCTCGGCGTCGAACAGGTCACGTCCGTCCTCGTCGATGGTGCACGGCGCGAGGCTCGCGCGGGTGGTCTCTCTGGCGGTCGATTGGCGGTGGCCTGATGGCGCGTTACCCCGCACTCCTCGCAGGCTGCGACGTCGCCGCGCTCGCCGGGCTCATCCCGTACACGCGAGGCGCCACGAACATCACGCTCCCCGCGGCTGCCTCGATGTACGACGGCGGCCGGTATCCCGACGTGGTCGCGTGGCTCACCGGCTACGGGTCGCAGGCCGGGCGGCATCTCGCCGGCGACATCATCACCGCGTGGGCAGCGGCGGGCGGCGGCACTCTCGCGTGGGAGGCCGACATCACGACCGATGACCGCGTCCGAATCCGCGTGCCGAACGCGAGCCTCGGGGCCTGGTCGCTCGTCGCCACGGCCGGCAACGCCTACGGCATGCCCACGGGCACCACGGCGGCGTCTCTCGTCTCGGGATACCGGCAGGTGGTCGGCACGCTCCCATGGACGCGAGGCAATTACGACGCGGGCGCCTCGCCGCACTCGCTGACCATCACGGACGGCATCGACACCATCGGCGTCTCGACCATCACGGCGCGCGTGCACTCGGTGCCGACGATGCTCCGCGCCTCGACCACGACCGACGAGGG